GCTTTTCAATACATATAAACTCTTTATAATCACCTATTTTAATATGAGCATAAATCTTATAAGCATCTGTAGCGTTTATATCAGCCTTTACGGGTAAAATCTGTAAAGATAGCAAGCCTAAGATTAGGCAGAACTGTAGCCCTAGCTGTCGCAGCGTTCGCAAGCTAGCGCCCTTCGGGGCTTGCGTTCCGCGCAGACAGCGTACCCGATAAGTCAAGCATTTAGTTAAATTGTGGATAACTTGAGCAGGGCTCGGGCGTGTTGTCCACAGGTTTTTAGCCCTTGTGGATAACTTAATTGCGTACCTGACTAGCGTTATCCACATCTATTAACGTTATATCTAGCAGCCCACATCTAGTGCATTGTAAGCATTTAACGTTAGGTGGCAGGTGGTCAGATACTACGCGCTCTAGCTGTAGCGTTACTGTTTTGCATTGTCTGCATTTAGCCTCTATGTAAAGCATAGTTTCCATAGTCCTAATCTACGCGCTCAGGTCTAAAACAGGTGGCAAAATCGCTAGCTTTTACTTTTACCACTAAATCGGTTTCGTGTGTATCAGATCTAGTAAATAGCACAGGCGGTAGGCGTAGCAAGGCCAGGGCAGGCACTAGCAGTAACCCGTCTGTAAACCTAAAACAGATACGGTGATAGCTGTCTACGCCCTGTGTGTATACCGGCACAGCTGCCATAAGCTGCAGTTTGTTATAGTTAAATATAGCTACCTGGCTGCTAGGCGTGTTTAGCCACTTCATCTCTACATCACCTATGTAGCTTTCGCGGTGCTGCTCTAGCTTCTTATTTATGTGATAATCGGTAAAGTAAAATGCAGGCGTAGCCGTAAGCGACCAAGGCAATACACTTTCTAGGTAATTAGCTAACGTTTGCTCGCGGCCATAGTCTGCCTTTATCTGTCTAATTGGCTCCACGGGCTGCCCTTTCGCTATCGCTCATAAATGCCTCTGGTACAGGCTCGCGCTCAGCTACAGGATCTAGGTTAAGCCCTGCCTCTGTAACTACCTCTGTGTAATCCTCTGGCATTAGCCATTGTGCATCATATTTACGCATCCATATCGGCTGGCATTGATGAGCCTTGACCTTTTCGCGGCACATCCAGCCTTTGTATGGCGCACCTGTCTTGCCTATGCCCTCTAGCAACATCCTAAAACCGTGTTTACAGCTAGGCTCATTAGGCAGGTCTATAGCGCCTGTCTTTGTAGGCTTTGTAGGGGCTGTAAGGCTTTGTGCCTTGTCCATATCCTGTCGTGTAGGTCTACCTATGCCACCGGGTGTTAGCAGGCCTATAACGCGACCATAGGCGCTAGTAACACAGTTCTCTACCCAAAAATTAGCATTAACGCCACGGTCTGACCTAACCTCTAGCGCATAATCTACAGCGCTTGGCTTCTCATCATCATAGTTTTTATAGGCCTCAGCTCTTACCAATATGTAGCCGTCTTTTAGGCTTATATCCTCTATGTATGCAACTAAGCGCAAGCCCGGATATTCTGCCCGCGCCCTAGTTATGCGAGCGTTTACATCCTCATAGCCTTCTAAGAAATTGCTCATTTATTGGCCTCTCTTAGCGCCTTAGATATATTTTTACCGCGTAAATAACCGTCACCGTGGCCTTCGCGGTAGCCTGTGCGATAGGCAGCTAGCATAAACATACCTACCATTAGCACCGTAAATAAAATTACTGCTAGATCTATTAACATACAGCCCCTTTAGTTATGGCTGATAGCTCTACCTGCTAAGTAGCCCTCTCAGCGTGTACCTAAAAGTATGCAGGCTAGCACCGACATAAAGCAACGCGACACGCTAGCGGGCTAGTCGTTCCTCTAGCAATAGCTCATAAATCTTATCTACGCGCTGCTCTATACGCTCTACGCGGCCTCTAAAATTATGGTTGCCGTTGTTATCTGGTAGCAACTCGCTTAGATAATGCCTCACTAGATGCCTAATCAGCCCAAGCCCTACACCGATAAGAGCGCATATAGCCAGCGCAATACTTAGTAAGGCTTGAGCTGTAGACATTACTTCTTAGATCCTATGCCGTATTGCTTTTCGTTAGGCTGTATAGCTTTTAGTACTGGCCCAATAAGACCAGCTAAAAAAGCATTAGCTAATACTTTAGGGTCTGTTATGCCTGCTAGGTACAAGGCTGCAACGCTAGCTAAAGCCGCGCGCCCGTAACTATAGGCCGCTGCCTCTAGTTGCTTTCTATTCATTGTGCTACCTGCTCTGCCCCTTGCGTTTTGCCCTTGCTTAACCTTAGTATTATTTTGGCAGTTTTAGCCTCATTTACAGCTACCTCAAAATGCATTGCATCCGCCCTAGTCCACTCGCCGCCCCAGGCTAGCCCGTACTTTTTACATAGCGCCTTAATCATTGGCACTTTCTCGGCTGAAAATGTACCGCGCTTAGTTAGCGGGTGTTTAGTAGCGTTTAGATCTATAGCTGTACCGCTTGCGTGATTACTTAGCTTGCCCGGTACGCCGCGCACATCTCTAAATGCGTAGCCCCACTCATCCCACTCGCCCTCATCTATCGGCTCTATTAGCGCGTGAAACTCAGCGGCAAAACCAATTAGTAACGGTGCTACAGCCTCAGCGCATCTAAGCTTTCTAGTAGTGCCGGGTACTGCATAACTTTTTATGCCTATCTCTGCCGGGTCTTTGCTAGCAGGCCAGCCGTTATAGCTAGTTAGCATCTATCCAAGCCTGCTCTGGCTCGCTCCAATACCACATACCCTCTGTAGGCATAGGTGTAGGCGGTTGCCAGTTATGGTCAGCATCTAGCGACCAAGATGGGTAAGGCTGTGGTGCAATAAATACATCTGCCACAGGATCATAACTATAACCAATGCCAGCGTATTGTTTGCGGATATTGTTATTGTATGAAGTCTGTATCCAATTACCACCAAGTCCTAAATCATTGGCAAGAAAATCCGCGCCTCTATGTTCTAAATCATTAGATACAACTAAAACGCGAGTAACAATATTGTTTTCCTCTAATTCTGCAAAGTGTGCCATCAGGTTGTTATGCTCCCGCTTCCTGTCCAAACATAATAAGTATTACCGCCGCTTACTGTTCTAGTTGGGCTGCCTGTTGTAGCACTAGCGGTATAAGTGCCACTTACTTTTAGGATTACAATTCCAGAGCCACCAGCGCCACCATCGGTTGCAACGCTGTCATTTGCTCCAGCACCACCACCGCCACCAGTATTTGCATCACCAGGAAAACCATTTTGATTTGAAGTTCCCCCACCATTTCCACCGCCACCATTACCGCCAGTTGATGCGGTTCCAGGATCATTGCGACCGCCACCGCCACCGCCCGCATACCAATAAGTGCCACTTATATTTTCGCCTGTGCTTGTTGCAGAACCCCAAGATGAATAAACAGAAGAACCATTACCGCCATTACCTGCAACTCCACTAACGCCATTTTGACCAACTTGAGTTGCTCCACCGCCACCGCCAGAATAATGAGGTGGGGTGCTTGGATATGCAGAGCCACCATTATTTCCCTGCCCTGAAGTTCCTGTTCCCACAGAACCACCAGATGCAGCACCGCCGCCCGAACCGCCTGACCTACCATTTGCAGATGATGCACCACCGCCACCGCCACCGCCTGTGGAAGCAGTTAAAGAACCAAATTGTGAGTTAGCACCATCACCACCTTGAGCAGAAGTTCCACCAGTTCCACCTGCGCCAACTGTGACAGTATATGTTCCAGCTAAAGTTTGTGAAGTGTAAGCCAATAAGCCGCCAGCTCCACCCCCAGCGCCTCTAGAATGACCGCCGCCAGCACCGCCAGCAACTACTAAAACATCACCTGTAATAGTAATTATGCGCGGATAATTTTGACTTGCAATAATGCCCAATAAACTCATTACTCTATATCTCCTACGACCAAAAATGTATTTGATGCGGTGCAGATAATAGAAGCGGCAGAATATCTAGCGCGTAGTTTAGGCGCTGTTGCTGTTGCACCTGTTGAGTTAATAGTTACACCTGCGCCTTGCGATAGTGTTACTTGGCCTGCGCCGATCTGAGCTATATTTATTACATCACCTGCGCTAAATACAGATGGCGGCACAGTTAAAGTTATTGCGCTGGCATTGTTTAGAGTTACTAGTTGATTAAGGTTAGCTGCTAATAGGGTATATGTAGTGCCAGTTTCTGCGTCAAACTCTAGTTTTAATCTAAGTACAGCTGTACCGCTAGTAACGCCGCCTGATAGCCCTGAGTCTGTACCGGTAGTAATGCCCTCTATATCACCGCTAGCAGGTGTAGCAAATTGAAAAAAGATAGCGGTACTTGTGCTAGTAAAATATAAAATACCGCCTTGATATTGTGCTAAAACTAAACTGCCTGACGTATTTACGGTAGCTGTACCAGCTGTAACAGTACAAACACCCGCGCCTATATTTTGTATGCTTACGGTATCGCCCGCGCTAAATAATGCTGTGTTTACAGTTATTGTAGTTGAGCCGGCAGCGTTCATAGCTACCCGTGTGCCTGCATCTGCCGCTACTAATACATAGCTAACGGTCTTTGTGCTAGCTGCCCCGCCCGTCATAGCTGTTTGTTGTAAGTCGGTCATTTGTGCAGCCGTTAAAACTTGGCCTGTAGTAAAGGTTTGTTTTGCCATTGTTACCCCCTTAGTAGGCTAAAACGCCTGTATCTAGCAGGCCGTATATAGCAGAGTCTAGTATAAAGCCGTCTATTATCGGCTCTAGTGTGGTTAGTGTCGTTTTCC